TATTGTTTTACCAGCGATTTCTTCTGGTGAAATAGTTTGGGCGATTCCATAAGTGACAAAGCACAATTATGAAAATCAAGATTGATAACATTAAGTGTAAGATATTATATGGATAGTCCCCGATTATTACAAGCAGATATACATAGTAATTATAGCATCGTGTCTGGAGATTGGTCTAGCTATAAGACACAAATCACTGGACTATACTCTGCTACTGGTTACGCCGCTTCTGGCAATGCAACTTTCGGGGACTTCTCCGATCATTTAGTTAGAGAATACAACCATAAGATTGATGTGTTGGGGATGCCAACAGGCTTGTTCATTCGACCTTATGATGCTGGTTATAGATTAACTGGTATTGCTATCAGTTAAAGTCTTTTCTTCTTTGCCTTTGATATAGGCAGACATTAAGACGCAGTAGTTGAGAATATCCAAGATAGCGTCCTCGTAGCCTTCATTTGCGACCAAGAGCTTTCCATCTTGGGCAAACGTGCTAAGACGAGATACCTTGTCTATAATACGAACGAGGAAGCCTTGTTCGGTAGTGCAGACGCCCATAGCCTCGCAGCGTTGGAAGTTGGCGAACGGTACGTCGCCTTTACTACCAGCGTAGTCGTTGTTTTTGGCTTGCATGATCTCAAACGCTCGATCAGTAAGTAACTGATGATGCTCAAACAGGTCTTGTCTATTCATGGTGAATAAAAATTAATTTAAATTACTCGCCCTTGATGACTTTTGATCTCACCCTAGAAAGGAGAGAAATAACGTCTTTAGAATCCACCACAACAGGAACGTTGCGCTGAATCTTGCCAGAGGCGTCTTTAAAGGCATGAACGATTTGATAAGGCTCCTCTGTTCGCGCCGTCTCGGAAGTGAAACAATGCGCGGCCCATGCAGCGGCATTGTCCAAGGCGAAATCATAGAAGTTAATGCAGTTACGAAGTGTGCCGTCTCGTTCAAGATTCCAAATCTCAAACCAGTTACGGTTAGCTTCTACTCCATTAGTAGTTAGTTGTAATGTGTCCATAGTTTAGTCGTGAAAAGATTGTTTAACAATATCGTGAGGATATTCAGCTTTATTAATAGATTGAAGTTCATTCGCTCTAGTAATCATGTAGTGATGAATAAAATGGCGAGTCTCCCAATCTAATATGCGCCCATCCTCTTGAGGAAGTCCTTGAAGAACTTCGTCAAGATTTAGGTCAAAGCTCAAGCACAAGGCTTGAATCTTACGATAAATGCCGATCTCTTTATACTTTAGTAGAGCAAAGGCAATATCGAGTTCAATCATATTGGCGTTTTCTAGTTTTTCGACGAGAGGATTCATATTAGAACGACTCTACAATCGACGCTTCGGAAGCGGTGATCTTCGTGCCATCGGACTTGAGAATACCTTCATTGGTATCATAGTCCAACTCAAAGATAATGTCAGCGAGTTCATCGTAAGTAACATCATAATTTAAGAGAGCAGAGGTCATGATATAGTTCAGTGATGGATAAATACCTTTGCTGATATAGTTTGAGATAATAGCATCAACCTTTAGTTTGATAGCTTCTTGACGCCAATCAATATCGCTGGAGTTATCTTTATCGCAGTCGCAGTGACCGCAATCATCGCCGCAATCATAATCATCGTCTTCGCTATCGTCTGTGCTATACACAGGCTCGCTGATCTCTTTGCGCTCTGGAGTAATATCAGAGTGAACTTTATACTTGCTCACGCGCAACTTTTGGAAAGAGCAGTCGGTTGGAACGCTGACGGCATCGGCAGGATTAACTTCAACGACAAGCAAACGTCCAGTTGAGCCAGCCCAATCTTTAGCGTAGTCAAAGCTGCCAACGTGCAAGCCAAAGGAACAATGATTGTCTTTGTTATCGTCAACAGAGCGGCGAGCAACTTCAATCGTTGAGCCAAGAGTGTTGAGGATTTGACCTTGATCGTTCACTTTACCTTGAACAACGACAGTATTTTTATTGCCGCTGCTGGAATAAAAATCATTTTTAACTCCTTTGTAAGCGAGGAAATTTCCTTCTGGCGTGATTGGAAGCGACTTGTAGGACAAGAACGAATAGAGTTCGTTGACCGAGTTAGCCGAGACGTTAGACATGAGCTTGTCGATGAAGTTCAACAAAGGTTCAGCGTCTTTAGCTCCAGCCTTTAACAGTTCAAGCAGTTTAGTGACAACGACGCCATGCAGCTTTTCTGTGCCGTAAAACACTTCGCCATCGTTGACGCGCAACTTGCCGTGAGAGAAGTTGACGATCTTGTGCTCGACATTCACCAGAGCGGGAATATCGGCGTAATTCGCGTCGATCAAGGCTTTGCGTAAAGCAAAGAAGTTCGGATTGGACTTCTCGACGGTGTAAGGACGACCATTAACGAAAACGGTAATGGAATCATCGCGCATAATGTAGGCTGGCTTATTCATATTAGTAACTTAGTTTTGTTTAGTTTTGTTGTTTATCAATCAGGGAAATATAATTGGCGAAATCTTTAATAGTTGCTTCACCAAAATTGTAAGAATAATTATTAGCAACCAAAGAGAGCAATGGGTACTTATTCATGAGGGCATCATGCTCGGCGTCAATTTCGCTTCTGTCAATAGTTTCTTTGATGAAAGTTTTGGTAATTTGAAATAATTCCATCATGTTTCTGTTATTCTCGTAGAAATCAAGATCAGATTGGCTCGCTTCTCCGAAAAACAGTCTCAAAGCATGATTTTTCTGGAGCGAAGAAGCGATGTCTTTTACATAAGAATTTCTGAATTTAGAGCTACGATAATTGATCTCGGTGTTTTTAGAGATAGACTCGCTATGCAATTTTAATTGTTTTTTAATGTAATCTTCAACCAGAGTTGCGACGTTGACTGCTTCACTGCTAATATCAGAATCATCGAAAACTCCATAGACAATATCTTGGTCAATGATCTTTGATTCGTTCAGTCTTGTGAAGAAATCATAAGAATTGTTTTGACCAAACATTTGTTTAGAAATCTCGCATACAGGACGCTTATCTTTGTATTCTAGCTTAACATAATAAAATTTACCTTCTTCTGGAAGATTTGCGCTTCCAATAAAGGGACGATAACCATAAGCACCTTTTTTATATACAACGCGAGCTTCCGAGGACTTGGCATCATCAAGTTTCAGTTTTTGAGTAGTAGAAGAAAGGAAAACACGTTTGCAAGTAGTATATGTAGTCAAGAAATCTTTAGCTTGTTCTGGAGTCAATATAAACACGCAGAAACCTCTTTTGTCTGCGTTTTCAGAGTTTTTCTGAATCCAACGAGCTTTAGCAAAAAGGTGTCTTTCGTTGTCCGCTATAAGAATACAGTGATTACTATTAGAATAGAATGTAGCAGGATTAATTCCTTTTTTATCGGCTTTATGAGCTAATCGGAAATTATTGTTGCGATTGACCCAATAAATAGTTTCAACGACATGAGTAAAGTTTGGGCGAACTTCGATTTTGTCGCCATTAGCAGCGTTAAACGTCATCGGCATGGCAGATGCGATGTTCTGCAATACATAGTTATCGCTGACGCTATTAACTTTAGACATAAACTTTTCTACGTCGTCAATATCATCGAGAGACTTTTGGAAAACCGCTTTGATCTCAGCCTCAAAGTTAGAGAAGAACGAAACGATATTCTTTTTAGTGTGTTCGTTGTATTCTAAACTTTCTCTGGAGTGATGAAGCGAAAGCGAACCAACAGGGAAAAAGAAGACAAAGGATGCGGCAGCGTAAGAATTTCTAAGGGAATGATAAATTGGAAAAACGGAAAGTTTATCAGACAAAATATCAAGATTGAGTGGATAAGAAATGCCACCCATAACAACCAACGGCCCATCTTGGCGGCGATGATAATAACCGCTTTTGTTTTGCGTTTGCAACACGCCCCAAGTATGATTCTTCATCAACCATTCGTAACGGAGTTGTTCTTCGTCGATGCCAGAGGCAACGAAAGGAGCGGACGCGAATTTTAATACTTTATAGGCAGCTTCTGCGAACTTGGCAACGTCGTCAGCTTTGACTGCGACGGAAATCTCGACTCCGTTTGGCTCAGTGGTAGATTCTTCCGCGAGCTTAGTAAAGCGAGTGTCGCCACCTTCGTCAACATAGACGGAGATAATGATCTTTTCGCCATCTTTGCAGGAAACAACGGTGAAAGAATCAGTATAAGACAAGGGAGAGAAACGACCAATACCGAAACCGCCGATAGCAGAGTTGTCGCCACGTTTGGAGGAGCGACCATACTTGGTGTAAAGACCAAACAGCTCTTGTTCAGAGAGTCCAGTACCAAAGTCACGCACAGAATAAGTAGAAGCGAGAACGGTTGGGAAACTGATCTTGATTGGCGTGCTGCTTTTAGCGGCAGCATTAGCGTCAACAGCGTTAGCCCAAGTTTCGCGCACAGTGGCGAGAATGGTATCGGAGTAATTGTTACGAAGGAGAGACGAAATGTAGCGCATTTCGCTCGCATCAATGGTAGCGATTTCAGATTTGAAATCGTGTGACTCAACAACGTTTTTCTGGATGGATTTAACAATCATGTTAGCAATTTGGTTAGTAATTTAATCTGCAACCACTCTACCACACTTTTCTTATCCGTCAAGTGGTTTTGACAACTTTTTTTGAGAATTTTTGAGAAAGTTCTAAAACCTTAGTTTCCAGCCATTTAACCTGTGAAGAATTTTCGCTCAAAACAAAAAGAACTGAATCTTTATTGGAAGTGTAGCTCGAAATCACGAACTCGGCGTGGAATTTGAAATGCTTCAAGAACTGATCGGAAACCTCCTCGTAGATCGAGTAGATTTCAGAGATATTCTTAGAGGAGAAAATGGCGTGTCTAGTGGTCATTTTAATTAGTTTTTAATCCGAATTTTGGGTCGTTCGCTTGCTGAATCATAGTAACGTAATCAATGAATTTTTCTAAGTGAATCCACACTTTTCCATGCTGTTCAATCTCTTTGTCGCTGTAACCTTGTGAGATCATATTCTCCATTTGGTTTTTATTCAGCACCAAAAACTCCACTGTGTTCTTCCTGTAATTTGGACAGATGATCGAGTAAAGATGCTCGGTCTGAACTTCTACGCCAACGTATTTTTTTTCGCTGGCAGAATCCGCCAGAGGCATTGGTTCAGTTCTAAATCCGATTCGCATTTTAAAAAGAAAATCAGTTGTTCTCTTTGCTACTAGGTCTATTTCTGTTTGTAAGTTCATAAGTGATACTCTAAATTTAAAAGTTGGAAAATAGCTTTGTCTTTGCCCTTGAGTTCTACGTCGAAGAAAACGTCTTTGCCGTAAGCGTTAGGCTTGTCAATCGGCATATCAGCGTGCTTGCGCGTGCCATTGACGCCCTCGGAAAAGTGGAACAAAGGAGCGGTGTTCCAAGTAGAGTAAGCGAGATTGAAGTCTTCTTCATCAGTAGTGCCAGAGTTGCAGAATTGACGATGCAGAGAGTCGTAGGTCACAGGGATTCCGCTAGTGAGGAAAAAATGTTTGTGCAAGTTGGCGACGTTCCATGAGCCACCAACGTTGTCGTTGACCTCGACGACTAGACGCGACTTTACGTTGTGAGGTAGAGTGCGGTAATTGGCGAGAAATCGTTTGGAGATTTCTTCGCAATCGCCATCTTGACGACAATGAATGTTGAGCGGCGAGCGATAGTCTTGAGGCAAGCCAAGCAAATCAAATAGCTCGGCGTGAGAAATTAAATCGCGCACACTGTTGCTGATTGTGTCGGCATTTTGATTGGTGAGCGTGATGTATTCAGAAGGATGAGCTGAAATTCTGATGCCACTAGCTTTGATCTCGTTGGCGATTCTACGCAGAGCGTCACGCATATCAGGCCAATCAGGTAAGTCTTGCAGACGAAGATTAACGTCAGGATGATTGATAACAGGCGTCAAACTAGAGGACAAACGATAGCCAGCAATGCCGTAGCTGTGGCAATGCTTGATGATTTGATGCGTGATGAAAAAATTATGGAGGATGCGTTTGCTAAGAACGCGAACAGCATCGGCTCGATTTAGAGAAAGGAATCGAGTGAGAGTCATAGTCTCAAACTTGAAGCCTTTGTGCTCGGCAAGGATTTCGGATATGCAACAGAGAGATAGTTTCATGCAAGGAAGCTAGATCATAAACCGTCTAGCTTGTCAATGGTTTTACTGGTCAAGATTGAACTTTTGTAGCTTACCGATCTGCAAATTCAAACAGTCTGCTGGATAGTAATAGAGCTTGTGAGCAGGAGAAGATTCGTCCAGTTCTCCTTTTTTGCAGTTCAAAGATTGATTTAAAAATGATTTTTTATTCATGTAACCAAGAATCCAGCCTTTTGAATAGTCTTTGAGAATACTGGTGAATAAATAGAAATCGCAGTTCTGTAAGGTGTTGAACTGATAAACTGTGCAGTTGTAAGAAGGTTTTGGTCTAACTGTGCGTTCTTTGGCTTTGATTTCAAAACGTTTTCCTTTGTTTGATTTCCAGTCAGAGTTGTAATCTTCGTGAGAGATGATCTCGCCGCCGAGAGCTTCCTGAACCATTAAGTCAGAGATCATGGCGATTTTCCAGCCATCGCCGTCTCGGATGGAGTTTTTTAATTTCGGCTTATCTTCCGCTAATTCTAATGCGGTGGCGACGAGCTGCGGGTGTAGGTCTATTTCTATCATTTATTTGTCCTAAAAGTGTTCGTGTTTGATTTTATTTGGCCGCAAAACGTTCATGTTTGGTTCTAATGTATATCTTATTTGCGATTTTTTGATTCGTGTTTGAAACTGGAGCGACAGGTGGGGGTCGAACCCACGACAGCTTGTTTGGAAAACAAGGACTCTACCACTGAGCTACTATCGCTAAAATTGAATCCCCTACCATGCGCCTAGTAACCTTTCGGTTAACACGGATAGAACCCGACATTCAATGCAGGTAGGGAAATTGCACACAGCCATTATTGTCATTGATATAAATCAAGAGGACTACTGTGTATGTTAAAATAGAACATCCATCCATAGCGTCCTATGGAATCACCTGTTAGTTCAGGCTGAATACGTTTCGTAGCGTTATGAGAGGCATTAATAGTCGGGGACTACTAAGAATTATGCGTCAATAATACTATGCTCGATAGAGGCATTTCGGATGAAGTTGGATCATTCTGCCATACAAGTCCTCCAGAGCTTTCCAGAAGTTAAATGCACTTGTATGCGCTAATTCTTAAACTTCGTAAGGAAACGCAACCTTTTAAATATATGATTGCCCAGTTTCATAGCAACATGGAGCTTACCTTAGTCAGCGAACATAGCGGCTTGCATAAGCGCAGAACGAAAATGTTAAAGAACAAAAGAGAACCTACTTATTTTACATTAGATGTCAAGTGTTTCTAGTCTGTTTCTTAAAATTGTTTTAGCCATTCATAATGCTTAATCTTAGCGGCGTCAATAGCTGGACGAATACCTTTTGCGCCGTTACTAAACTCAACCCATTC